CATTCATCGTTCCGTTCATCCCGATCATCGCGGCTGGTATAGGAGCGGCTTCTACTATCGCCTCGATCGTTGATAGACCTTCTGCTCCTAAAGCTCCCACTGCAACAGCCACCGCCGTTGATACTGCCAAACAGACGGACGCTGCGGCACAAGCGCAAGCGGCTTCTTTACTCCGGCGCCGGGGTATGGCGGCAACCATTCTCACAAGTCCTATGGGGATTACTTCCGCTCCATCAGGTCAAAAATCGACTTTGGGAGGATAGATGCCCTACCCGACTGTTTCCATTCCCGACAACTTCGCGCAGTCCGGGGCTCCTCCCTCAAAACTCGGAAAACGTACCGACGAACAGAAAGCCGTTGACTGTCAGAAATATCTGCTCGTACTCGCGCAGCAACGCCTGTTCTGGGAACCACAGATTGATAACATTATCGCTTACGTTAATCATGGCCGGCGCTTCATCACCGACAAGGATTTGTGGCCGGGACAACCCACCGGACAGTATGTGTACGACGACAGCGCGATGCTCGCTCGTAACATGCTGGTGGATGGGATGGTGGGATACCTGTGTTCCAGAAACCAGCCGTGGTTCGCATTGGAACTTCCGGGGGTCTTCAACTTTCCTCGGTCCTCAGGAATGAGATCTTGGAATGGAAAACGGGTGGATGAATATCCCCAAGTGCAACGCTGGCTGCAAGATTGCCAAACGGTGATGTACTCCGCTTTTAACCGCTCTAACTTTTACGATGTGGTGACAGAATTCATTTCCGATGGAGCGACAACCGGGACCTCTCACCTGTTGATTGAAGAAGATATCACCCGAGCCGCGATTAACTTCATCGTTCCCCATTTCCGTGAATGCTTTATCGCTACAAATCAGTATGGACGGGTGGACACCAACTATCGCGTGTACCGCATGACCTTGCGGCAGTTGTCGGAGAAGTTCGGCTTCAAGAAGATGAAAGACATCGACCAGAACTTCGAGCGCGACTACGAAAATAATATGCACGCGGAGCGTGAGGTTCTCCATGCCATCTATCCGCGTGAGGATTACGTGCCGTGGAGAATTGACGCGAAAGGCAAGAAGTGGGAATCGGTCTGGGTATATCGCAAGGGTGGAAAGATTCTGGAACGGCAAGGCGATGGGTATGACCGCACGGGAAGCCTTGAAAGCCTGCACAACTTAGGTGAAGGCGGATACGACTCGATGCCGATCATCACCTGGCGCTGGCGAGTGAACTCGGATGAAGTTTATGGAAGAGGACCGGCGCACGATGCTTTTGTCTCGATCGCACAGGCAAACCAGATGGGGAGAACCAATCTGATTACTGCTCAGCGAGCGGCTGAACCTCCGTTGGTCGCCTACTCGGATTTGCGCGGAGCAATTCAGCGTGGTCCGAACGGGATTACCTATATGGAGAATAACCGGGGCGATATTCGGTTGCGGAGCCCTCAGGAACTCCATACCGGAGTACAGAACCTTCCGTTCAACATCGAGTTTCAGGATCGTGTGCGGCAGATCATCAATGCCCACTTCCATACCGATGTCTTTATGATGATGTCGCAACTCGCCAACCAAGGGAAAAGCGAACGCATGGTGGTCGAGCAGGTGATGGAACTGCAAGGCGAGAAGGCGGCGATTCTGGGAACCAGGGTGGGCAATCTTCAGTCAGAAGCCTTCGACCCTTTAATTGAAAGAGTGTTCTCGATTGAGGCGGCGGCAGGAAGGATTCCGGAGCCTCCCCCAATTCTCCTTTCCGAACTTCATGGTCCGGTAGAAGTGCAGTATCTCGGTCCTCTGGCTCAGGCGCAAACCCGGTTAACGAAAGTCCGAAGTATTACCACGGGCGCTAATCTCCTAACCCAAATCGCGCAGATCAACCCGGCCGCGCTTGACGTGGTAGACACCGACCAGATGGCGAGAGAGGCGATGGATTCGGTCGGATTCCCGGTATCTTGTTATCGTGATCCGAAAATGGTCGCGATTATTCGCGAACAAAGAATCAAGGCGCAGCAGGACCAGCAGCAGGCCGAACTCGCATTAACTACCGCGAAAGCAGCGGCAGCGGCAAGTAAGACAGTGCAACCGCAGAGCCCGTTGAGAGCCATGTTGGGCAACGGCGAGGCGCAACAGTGACGCCAGAAGAAACTCGGGATATGCAGCAGCGGTATCGGAATGTCTTCTCGACGGCGGAAGGGAAGAAGGTCTTAGGTGACATCGCCGAACTAGGTCATCTCTTCGATGTTATCGAACCCGAAGACGCGGCCAAGATTGGAGAGAGAAACTTAGCTCTAACAATTTTGCGCATGTCGGGAGCTTTGGATGTACTCTATCGGCAGTTGGGTTTAGCGCAGTCGGAAGTTGGAGGATAAAGAAATGCCGATTTTTAGATTTGATCCACAGAAATACGGTGTGGTCTACGATGGGCAGGATGGTCCTCTGCTCTTTCTTCAGCAAGCCGGAACGACACTGAAGAACGCAACTCAAGCCACCTACCGGGCGGTAGACAGCGAATTGATCCTGGGTTATGCCGGCAGCACAACCGTATCGGGAAGCGCGACAGCGGTTCGCGGCAACCTGACTGTCAATGCGGCCACAACCATCACCGGAGCGAGCTACCTCTACGGTGTGCAGGGAAAGCTCACTGTCAAGGGCACGCTGAGTGGCAGCGCCGAAGTCTCCTGCGGCCTCTTAGGTCAACTCGATATGTCGGCGGCTTTGGGCATCACCGCGCCTCTTGCCGCGATCTGGGCGGACTGCGGAGCGACGGCCGGAACTGTTACCGGAGCCAACATTGATGCGGTGGTGGTCTATAACACCACGGCGGCCAAGATCAATGCTGCTCTCCGTGTGGATACCAACTCCTCCTACTTCATGGACCTCAGCGATGAAGGCGGCGGTCATGGTGCGGGTAACTGGATCATTGGCACCGCCAAGGGTTCGGGTTGGGACAAGAGTCTTAAGATCAAGCTCAATGGCACGGCATACTACATTCCGTGCAATTCGGCGGCGTCGTAATGACTCGCGACCAACTGGTAGAGAAGCGCGACCAACTGTTGCAGGACATGGAGCAGATCAAGGCCAACATGCACGCGACCAGCGGTGCTATCCAGATCCTCGACAAGTTGATTGCCGAAGAAGAGGCGGAGAAACCTGATGGCGAGTAAAGCATCGAACGCAGCCTTGCAGGATGACGAAGATGTGATGGCTCGCCGTCGCAAGAATGTGAGCGCATGGGCCAAGATCCAGCGCCGTAAACGGGCGAGCAAGGGCATGACCTATCCGAACTCGCCCAAGCCTCCCAAGCGATTGCTTGACAGGGGGCGTTAGACTGGGAGACGGATATGCCCGAAGCTTTCGATGCGTGTGTGAGAAATGGAGGGCGGGTCCGAACCAAGAAGCTGAAGGGCGGAAAGTACATGCACATCTGCTTCTTGAAAGGGAAGTCCTATCCAGGTGAAGTGAAGACCAAAAAGAAGGACGGTAAGTAATGCCTGAAGCAACAGTTGCCGAGCCGGTATCGACGGAATCTCTGGGATGGCGAGCGGGTTTACCAGACGATCTCAAGCAGAACACGGAATTCGCTTCTTTCAAAACGGTTGGCGATTTCGCCAAATCGTATCTCGAAACGAAGACGAAGTACGCGGACGTTGAGAAGAAACTGGAAGATTACATTCCCAAACTGGCGGATGACTCGACCGACGAGGAGCGCGCTCTGTACTACGACGCGCTGGGTAGACCTGAAAACGCTAGCGAATACGAATTTGATGGTGAGGACAAGAACGCTCCCGAGTGGACGAACTTCTGGAAGCAGACGTTTCATGGCATGGGTCTTACCAAGGACCAGGCCAAGCAGTTGAGCGCGACCTTCAATGGGCAGATGCAGAAGATGGTCGAGGCGCACAACGCTTCTCTCAAGGCAGAGATGACGGCGGCGGAAACGAAGCTCCGAAGCGAGATGGGCGACAAGTACGATACCAACGTGGAACTGGCGAAACGCATGACCACCAAGCATCTCGGCACCGAGTTTGATAAGACGTTCGAGAACATTCCGG